AAAAATATTGTTATTCCACCCAAAGAACGTTCGGACAAAGATTCAAAATATGCAGGAGCATACGTCAAGGAACCGATTCCTGGAAAGTATGATTGGGTTGTGTCTTTTGATCTCAACTCTCTCTATCCTCATCTCATTATGCAGTACAACATCTCTCCAGAGACGCTCCTTGATGAGAGGCATCCATCAGCAACAGTTGATAAAATACTTAATGAAGAGATAACATTTGAGATGTATAAGGATAATGCGGTTTGTGCTAATGGTGCAATGTTCCGTAAAGATGTTCGTGGTTTCTTGCCAGAATTGATGGAGAAAATCTATAAAGATCGCACCATCTATAAAAAGAAGATGCTTGCTGCTAAACAAGACTATGAAAAATCTCCGTCGAAGTCATTGGAAAAAGAAATCGCCCGCTGCAACAACATCCAGATGGCGAGAAAAATTCAACTTAACTCTGCTTACGGTGCGATTGGTAATCAGTATTTTAGGTATTATAAACTTGCAAATGCTGAAGCAATTACTCTTTCGGGCCAAGTTTCGATTCGTTGGATTGAGAACCGAATGAATGGGTATCTAAATAAGATTTTGCAAACAGAGGGTGAGGATTATGTCATCGCATCCGACACTGACTCAATCTATCTTAATATGGGACCTCTTGTTGCTAAATTTCTTAGTAATAAGTCTGGTGATAAAACAGCAGTTGTTTCCTTACTTGATAAGATCTGCCAAGACAAATTGGAACCATTCATCGAACAGTCTTATCAGGAACTTGCGGACTACGTTTCGGCATATGAACAAAAAATGATTATGAAGCGTGAGAATATTGCAGAACGTGGCATTTGGACTGCGAAGAAGCGATACATTCTCAACGTATGGAACAGTGAGGGAGTTCAGTATAATGAACCAAAGTTGAAGATGATGGGTATTGAGGCAGTCAAGTCTTCTACTCCTGCACCTTGTCGCAAGATGATTAAGGATGGTCTCAAGCTAATGATGAATGGGACCGAAGAAGATGTGATTGATTTTATTGACCAGTGCCGCAAAGAATTCAAGGCACTTCCACCGGAAGATATTGCATTTCCACGTTCGGTTTCTGATGTTGTCAAGTATAAGTCTAATGCCGATATCTATATCAAAGGAACTCCTATTCATTGCCGTGGAGCACTTCTCTTTAATTACTATATCAAGGAAAAGAAACTAACTAATAAGTATTCACTTATCAATAACGGTGAGAAAATTAAGTTTCTTTATTTGAAAAAACCGAATATTATTCAGGAGAATGTAATCTCCTTTATTCAAGACTTCCCAACAGAACTCGGTCTTGACAAATACATTGACTATGACTTACAATTTGAAAAGAGTTTTGTAGAACCACTCAAGTCTATCTTGGATGCGATTGGTTGGAATGTTGAAAAAACTGTAAACCTTGAACTATTTTTCGGATAATGAAAAAGCATGTGAGACTTTTATTTCCAACTGTTCTTTATGAATCGGAAATAAATTTATCTGACAATGATTTAAATTCATTAAAATCTGAAGAATTTTATAGAAATGCGGATAATAATGGATGGGCAACTAAAACAGACATCCATAAATCTTACAAATCTTTAATGCATGAAATTGATAGTCATGTTGATTTCTATTGTAAAAATGTTTTGAGGATGTCGCAGGAGACAACACTTTCTTGTTGTGGTAGTTGGATTAATAAACATGATATAGGAGACTTTGCTCATAACCATTATCACCCAAACTCTATGATATCTGGTATTTTATATTTGGATATACCACAAAAATCTGGTGATACTATCTTTTCTTCTCATACGATTAATATGTTTGGACGTTTCTTCAATCCAGTTTTTGAGGAAGAAAATAAATACAATTCTTGTTTTCAAAGTATCAATGTAAAAAACAATATGTTATTAATATTTCCTTCCATATTGCAACATTCCGTACCAATTAGTGAATCTCAAAAACCGAGATACACTTTTGCTTTTGATTACATTCCAACAGGAAAAATTATTACTCATACAAACAAAATTACTATTACAGTTTAACATGGATTTTCTTAAAGATATTGTAAAAGAGATTGGTGACGACTACACTAAACTCGCAGCAGACATTGATGAGACTGAAACTTATGTTGACACAGGTTCGTACATTTTTAATGCACTTGTTTCAGGTAGTCTATTTGGCGGTGTATCTGGGAATAAGATTACTGCTATTGCTGGAGAGTCTTCTACTGGAAAGACTTTCTTTTCTCTCGCTGTGGTTAAGAATTTTCTTGATTCTAACCCCGATGGTTATTGTCTCTACTTTGATACTGAAGCCGCTGTTAACAAATCCCTTCTTGAGTCTAGGGGTATTGACCTCAATCGGTTAGTTGTGGTTAATGTTGTGACTGTTGAGGAGTTCCGCAGCAAAGCACTTAAGGCAGTTGACCTATACTTAAAAAAATCTGAAGAAGAACGCAAACCATGTATGTTTGTGTTAGACTCTTTAGGAATGCTTTCCACAGAGAAAGAGATTACTGACGCACTCAATGACAAGCAAGTTCGGGACATGACCAAATCCCAACTCATCAAAGGTGCGTTCCGTATGCTCACTCTCAAGTTGGGTCAGGCAAACATTCCCATGATTGTTACTAACCATACCTACGATGTCATTGGCGCTTATGTTCCTACAAAGGAGATGGGAGGCGGTTCTGGTCTTAAGTATGCTGCTTCTACTATCATCCATCTCTCAAAGAAAAAAGAAAAAGATGGAACAGAAATTGTTGGAAACCTTATCAAGGCAAAGACTGCTAAGTCGCGTTTAAGCAAGGAGAATCAAGATGTTACGATACGTTTGTATTACGATGAGCGTGGTCTTGATCGTTATTATGGTCTTCTTGAACTCGGTGAGATTGGCGGTCTCTGGAAGAACGTCGCCGGACGTTACGAAATGGATGGCAAAAAAGTATATGCCAAACACATCCTCAAAGACCCCGAGCAGTATTTTACTCCAGAAGTAATGGAAAAACTGAATTCAATTGCGAAAGAAGAATTTAGTTATGGTTAGACTAAATGATTTAATCTCGGTACATGAAAATGTACTAACAAAAAATACATGTGAAGAACTTATTGAATTCTTTGAATCTAATGAGGATATTCAAGAATCTGTAAACCAAGATGGGACACCTAACTTTACTCAGATTAATCTAACAAAAAATAAATCAGGCAAAGAACAAGTTCATAACCTTATTATTAAAAAAGTCTTTGAGTATAAAGACAGGTATTACAAACACGTTTGTAATAATGTGTTTCCATCATCACATGCATTTGAAGAATTCAGAATAAAAAGGTATAATACTGGCGGTGAGGATAGATTCGATACTCACGTCGATGTTATGGATTATGCCTCATCTAGAAGATTCTTATCATTCTTCTGGTATTTAAATGACGTTGAACAAGGTGGAGAAACTGAATTCATCGACTTGGTTATTAAACCAAAGAGAGGAACACTAGTAATCTTTCCACCATTATGGATGTTTCCTCACAAAGGAAATGCTCCAATTAGTAACTCAAAGTATCTCTTAAGCACATATCTACATTATAAGTAAATGGAAAGAATCGAGACTACAATTCTCAGAAACCTTGTATTTAATGAAGATTATTCACGAAAAGTTATTCCATTCATCCAACCCACATACTTTGAGCAACGTACAGAAAAGATAATCTTTCAGGAGATTGTTCATTTCATCGTCAAGTATGGATCTTCAATTACGATTGAGGCACTAAATATTGAGGTTGAGAATAGGACAGATCTAAACGAGAGTGAAATTAAGGAATCAAGGGAAATTTGTAATTCACTTAATGACTCTCCAGTAGATCATCAATGGTTGTTAGATTCCACTGAAAAGTGGTGTCGTGACCGTGCGATTTATCTTGCTCTGATGGAATCTATCAGTATTGCTGATGGGCAGGATGATAAACAGAATCGGGATGCAATTCCAAGCATTCTTTCTGATGCACTGGCAGTTTCATTTGATAATAATATTGGACACGATTACTTCGAAAACTTTAAAGAAAGATATGACTTCTATCACACGAAGGAGGATAAGACTCCATTCGATCTCGAATACTTTAACAAAATCACGAAAGGTGGTTTACCTAACAAGACTCTTAACATCGCGCTTGCTGGTACAGGTGTCGGCAAGTCTCTATTCATGTGCCATGTTGCTAGCTCCGTGCTGCTCCAAGGACGGAACGTTCTCTATATTACAATGGAGATGGCAGAAGAGAAAATTGCTGAACGAATTGACGCCAACCTTCTCAACGTCCCAATCCAAGATCTGACGGATCTTCCTAAGTCAACTTTTGAAAACAAAGTAACTAAGTTAGCAGCAAAAACTCAGGGCAAACTTATAATTAAAGAATACCCGACAGCATCGGCACATAGTGGACATTTTAAAGCACTTCTTAATGAACTTGCACTTAAGAAGTCATTTAGACCTGATATTATTTTCATTGATTACCTTAATATATGTGCTTCCTCCAGGTATAAGCAAGGTGGTTCTATCAATTCATATAGCTATATCAAGTCTATTGCAGAAGAGCTTAGAGGACTGGCTGTTGAAGCAAACGTACCTATCATTTCTGCCACGCAGACCACTCGTTCTGGTTTTGCTAGCTCTGATGTTGACCTTACTGACACTTCTGAGTCCTTTGGTCTCCCTGCTACTGCTGATCTTATGTTTGCCCTTATTTCTACAGATGAGCTTGAGGAGATTGGACAAATTATGGTAAAGCAGTTGAAGAATCGATATAACGATCTTTCAGTAAACAAGAGATTTATTGTGGGTATCGATCGTGCCAAGATGCGTCTTTATGATTGTGAGCAGACTGCACAAGACAATATACTTGACTCTGGACAGGAAGAAGAGTATAATTACGAAGAAACAAAACCAAAAAAATCATTCGAAGGATTTAAATTTTAATGGAAAAGCATATTGATTTTGAACGTTATCAAAAGTTTGTGGATGCTGTTACTAGCGACGCCTCTACTGATTTTGTTGCCCTTAGTGATCGTCTTGTCGAACTTGACGAAAAGGGTGCCAATATTGAACGACTTCTTACTGCTGGCGTTGGAATCAATGCTG